ATTTATCAACGCCATCGAGGACAGACTTTCCCTTGATGATCTCACTCCTCGCGGTCAGGTTGTGCGTTTCGCCGTAGATGAAACTTTCCTACGCGCCAACCCTCAAGACCGCCTCGCTGTAACAGAGAAGCTTTTAACACTCAAACTTATTGACTTAAACCAAGCAAAAGAGATGGAAGGACTAACCCCAGATGGAAGCCAAGAAGCTGACACACCTGACGTTCAGTAGCCCAATCGAGGCTTCTGATGCGCAGCGTCGCATTATTGCCGGACAGATTGTGCCTTTCGGCTCTGTCGGTAACACCTCAGTAGGTCGCGTGATTTTCGAGCGCGGCTCAATCCAGATTCCTGCTGCGTCAAAGATTAAATTGCTTGCACAGCACAACACCAACGATCCAATCGGTCGCGCACAGTCATTCAAGGAAACCTCAATCGGCATCGACGGCGTATTTAAGCTCTCTGCCGCTTCTAAGGCAACCGACTATCTTCTCATGGCATCAGAAGGACTCATTGACGGTCTTTCAGTAGGTGTCGAAGTTATCGCATCCCGCGAGCAGAAGGATGGCACTCTTGTTGTGACAGCCGCTTTGCTTAAAGAGGTCAGCCTTGTCGAATCGCCGGCGTTCTCAGAAGCGCGCGTACTCGAAGTCGTGGCGCAAGAATCAGAAGATGATGCTGCTGAAATGGCAATCGAACAGATTGAAGATGAGCAGATCGCAAAGATTTCTGAAGCAGTCAAAGTTCTTGAGGAAACTCAGAAAATTGAAAAAGCTTTAGAACAAATCGAAACCCAAACAGAAAGTGAGGCAGCTGTGTCAGAAGATACAACTCCCGCAACAACTGAGGCAGCAGCAACAGCAGAAGCCTCACGCCCAATCATCAAGGCTTCAACAGGCTATTACGGTGATGGTACAACACGCGTTCGCCATGGAATTACCTCTATGGGTCGCTACACAGAACACAAAGTAAAGGCAGCACTTGGCGATGACCAATCACGTCAGTGGGTTGCAGCAGCTGAAGACCGTGTGACAGCAGCAGCAGATTCATTCTCAACAAACCCTGCTTTCTCACCAATTCAGTACCTCTCAAACTTCGTATCTAACACAAACTTTGGTCGCCCAGCGATTGACGCTGTGTCAAAGGCAGCACTTCCTGCTAACGGTATGACAATCAACATTCCAACACTTGTTACTTCAGCAGGTGGCGGATCATCAGTTGCGCCAACAGTTGCTTCAACAGCTGAATCAGCAGCACCATCAGATACAGGTATGACTTCCGCTTATACATCAGTTTCAGTAAGCAAGTATGCTGGACAGCAAACAATCTCACTTGAACTCATGGAGCGTTCAGACCCAATCTTCTTCGACCAGCTTGCAATTCAGTTGGAGCGCGCTTACCTTCAGGCAACTGACGCTGCACTTATCGCAATCTTGTCGGCACAGGGAACACAAGCAACAGCGACAGCTGCAACAAGCGCAGGACTCATCTCTTACGTTTCAACAGAAGCTCCTGCTGCATACAAGGGTTCTTCATACTTCGCACAGAACCTTGTTGCTAACACCGATTGGTGGAGCGCACTTCTCGGATACACCGATACAACAGGTCGCCCTATCTACAACGCTTACAACCCATGGAACAACGCTGGCGATTCAAAGCCAGGTTCTATCAAGGGAACAGTCCTCGGACTCGATCTCTACGTTGATAAGAACGTAACAGCAAACCTCGTCGATGAATCAGCATTTATCATCGCTCCTGAGACAGTTCTCTGGATGGAATCTCCAGAAGCGTTCTTCTCAGTCAATGTCGTGAACTCAATGTCAGTTCAGACAGCAATCTACGGATACGCAGCAGGTAAGGTTCTTATCCCAGCTGGCGTTCGTCGCTTCAACCTCACATAAGCAAGAGGTAACTAAGTACGCCGACGGGCGGGGCAGAGCCCTTCCCCGCCCGTTCGGTCTTTAGAAAGGAATATAAATGGCAGCAACATACGTCACAGTCGCACAGTTGAAATCTGTCCTTGGCGTTGGCAATTTATATTCTGATGCTGACTTAGAGTCGGCTTGCCAAACGGCGCAGGACATTCTTAACCAATATCTTTGGTTCAACTCCATTCCGGTAATCGGATCAACAATTCAAAGCGGCGTGGCAACTGTCGTGCTTTCAGCACCAGTCGATTTCACAGCAGGGCAATCAGTAACTTTCGCAGGATGCGGTTCAAACATCAACGGAACTCACACCATCACAGCTACATATCCGTGGTCACAGGGTTCTGGCACATTTCCATTTTTCACTTACTACTTCCCATATAACTATTATTCATTCCCTCGCGGATACTCAATGCTTCAATGGACTACAGCTGAAGCGAATCAGAATTATCAACTTATCGTGCCTTATGGCACAGCCACAGGCGCAGACACCAAGACAACTGGTTATGCAGCAACCCCAGCAATCAACCAAGCAGCTTTGATGCTCGCTGTGGACGTATGGCAAGCACGTCAAGCACCATCTTCCGGTGGTGTTTCAGTCGATGGTGTAACTCCATCACCTTATCGTCTCGGCAACACCATGCTCGCAAAGGTACGCGGTCTTATTGCGCCTTACATGAACCCAAGGGCGATGGTTGGCTAGTGACTGTCCCAGCAGTATCTACTTTACGTCAGACGCTTGCGACTGCACTAACAGCGAATACAACTTACCAAGTCTTTGCCTACCCACCAGCGACCATTCAGGCTAACTCTGTAGTCATCATTCCTGATGATCCATACCTTGAGCCTTCTAATGATTCATGGGCTTCTGTAGGGCCAACAGCCAATTTCAAACTTCTTATTACAGTACCTTTATTCGATAATCAAGGCAATCTTCAAGGCATCGAAGGCGCGGTTGTCACAATGTTCAACGCGCTCTTTACTGCAACAGAGAACGACACCATTGCCTATAACGTGGGAACAGTATCCCAGCCTCAAGTTCTCTCAGTAGCGTCAGGTGATCTCCTGAGCTGTGAGATGGCAATATCACTAGTAACGAGTTGGAGCTAAACCATGACAGATATGTCAGAGTGGGAAAAAGAACAAAAAGACTTCCTGACCAAAATCGGTCAGGTCGAAAAGCCAGCAACAAAGTCCAAGAAAGACGAGGAATAACCTAAATGGCAGTATTTCTAAACAATGGCGTAGGCGTTAAGGTCAATTCAGTCGATCTAAGCGACCACGTTAATAACATTACTTTGAACCGCAACTTCGATGAACTCGAAGTAACAGCAATGGGCGATTCAGGACACAAGTTCATCAAGGGACTTGAAGCATCTTCAATCACCCTCGACTTCCTCAATGACACAGCTGCAGCGTCAGTTCTAGCGACTCTCCAAGCTGCATGGGGAACAAACGTCACAGTCGTTCTCCTTCAGAACAAGGGAACAGCAGTATCAGCAACAAACCCTCTTTACACAATGACTGCGCTTATCAACGGCACAACAGACATCAACGGCGCAACCGGTGATCTCTCAACCCAGTCAGTAACTTGGAACGTCTCTGGTACAGTCGCAGTAGCAACCTCAGGCACATTCTAAGAAACTAATAAAGGGGCTAACATGGCAAAGCTAAGGGTTACAACCACAGACAATACTTCGGCTGATTATGAAATCACTCCGACTATTGAATATGCGTTCGAGCAATACGCCAAGAAGGGCTTTCATAAAGCTCTTTTAGAAGACCAAAAGCAGTCAGATATTTACTGGCTGTGCTGGGAAGCAATGCGCCGTTCAGGTGTAACGGTCAAACCTTTTGGGGAACAATTCCTAGAGACACTCAAGTCAGTTGAGGTTCTAGAATCTGACCCTTTAGAGTAGATCGGAACTCTGTCACCTATCTCGCGACTCAAATAAGTTACGAGTTTGGAGTTCCGTTCAACTCCATCGTGGAACTACCCCCGATGGTATTTAAGTACCACGTCCAACTCTTGAAGGACATAGCGAAGGCAAGGGAAGATGGCAACCGTCGAAATAAGAGGTAACACAGACCTTCGCGCCGCGATGCGTCGTTTTGCCCCTGATCTCGAAAAGAATCTTCGCAAAGAGATGGCTTCCGGTCTTAAGCCAGTAGTTCGCGCAGCTCGAGGATTCGTTCCAGCAGAATCTCCTATGAGCGGTTGGGCGGCACGTTC